GAATGTTCTGTCACCAGCAATCTTGATCTTTCTACCAAAGTATCCCACTTCGATTGTTCCGATTGTTGATGCAGGAATCTGTGCTGCTCTAGCCATAAATGGCAGCTTCGCGTCCCCAGCCGGATTGACTGGGTTGTTCATGATAACCTGAAACAGAGCAGGGCGTGCACCACCTAGTGCTAGCTGTGATCTGATTTCGTTTATATTAAAGGCCATTGAACTCTCCTATTCCTTATATCTATTTAGCTTAGAATTGTCCAACGATTTCACTGAACTCAACGTTGGTTCTGACCGCAACAAAGTTTAACTGTATGAAGTTAATTGATCGAGCTGGCTTGATGTATATGTCACCAACAAACTCGTTTCTATCAATCACTTCGCCAGTGTTATTTGTTTCGTCACAAACAACCTTAAAGTCAAAAATACCACGTCGACCTTGAACATCCCGTAGGAAAGGCTCGACTAGATTTCTGAACTGAGCTCTTGTGAATTCGTCGTTGAATTCAAACAAGGTGAATTTAGCTGCTGTAGCTATTGCTTTTTCAAGAACAATGAACAATCTTCGAACATTAATTCTATCAAATGCACTAGGCTTAGCCAGCAACGTCTTGTCGCCAAACAAGATAGTTCCTTGACCTGGGAATGTTGTAATTGGATTAATACCATTCTTGTACAGTACATCTCTATCAGCTTTGTCGGCATTGTAAGAATTCTTAACAACATTCTTAATGATGCCTCTATTGAATCCAGCTGGAGAGTACCATGGGTCTCTAGTTGTATCTGTTCTAACCATTAGTCCAGCAACGTCTCCGTTGTATGGAACATATCGGTATACGTCATTATATCTATCGTATTGATACTTGAATCCACCATCCATGATACCATATGAGGATGATGTCAGAGCATTTCTGAAGTCAACTGTATTAGCAGACTCGTTACCAAAGTTATTAATAACATCTGACTTAGGAGGAGATACTGTTACAACACAGTCTTTCCTTGACTCTGCAATGTTATCAATAATATAGTTAGCCCATTGATGATCATGAGTACCACCTCTAGCTTTACCTTGCATTACAATTGATATATCAATATCTTCTGCATTCTTGAATACATCAACAGCATTAGACAATTGACCAATTGCTATGTTTGCTTCACCACTATCTGAATCACCAGCAGCTTGGAAGGCTGTTACGTTTGCTGTACCACCATCACGACCAATTGTAAACGATCTTGTGAATGGAACAGTGTTTGTAACTGCAGAGTTGGACATGTTTACAGCAGCGTTAGAATAATCAGCTGTAGAGTTTTGTGTCTCAGATCCTGGTCTTACTTTCAAACCACCATTAAGTACCCATTGTGATTGATTATCAATTACATTATAGTAGTAAATTGATTCACCAGACTCATCTTTTGCATCAGTTGCACGAGATAGTCCAGCATATTTTTCTAATATTTGTCCTTTGACTCCAGTGATTTCTCCATCTTCATCCGCAACAATTATATGAAGCTCGTCAGATCCATCAGAGTTATTAGCAACATTGTTTGTCCACAATGTTGTACCAGGAGCTTTATCAAAGTTTCCTGCATACTGCCACTTACGTGTAACACTTTGTGATGTTAAGTCTAGTGAGAAGGCAGTAGATAATGTGAACTTAGACGACAATGTTAAAGTAGCTGTTGCTGAGAAGATTGTGTCGTTGTTGTTATCAGCAAGAGCACCAGAGGTTGATGTAGAACCAATAGTTGCAACTTCTAACTCTTGAACTCCAATAGAAGAGTTACCCAAACGAATGATGTCTCCAACTGCAAAGCTAGAAGCAACGTTTGATACTGTGTTCTGTGCGAGTAAGTACTCTGCAACAGTCACGTTAGATGTTTGTGTGAAACCTGTTTTAACATCGGCGGCAGTAATTATAACGCTAGTGTTACCAACTGCAACATTTAATGCTACGCTAGCTATACCTGCTACGTTATTAGAAACTGATGATTCAAATGCACCAGAGCTATCACAAACTGATATCTTCAAAGAGTTTCCAAGAGAACCTGGATACTTTGCTACGAAAGATGCTAAGTTTGGAACAGTTACTTCATTGTCATAATGTTCTCTGTTCTTGATTTGTATGGCCATTTGAGCGTTAGCTGAGTTAACTGCAGTTGCAGGGTTCTGCAATACAGTTGCGTTTAATGCCGTAGCTGCTACAGCTCGGCTTACGTATAATGCGTTCCCATACGCGAGGAAGTTGGCAGCAGTGAAAAATGATTCAAAAGACGTACCGTCTGGCTTGTGAAACCTAGATACCAACTCTTCTTCAGATGAAATAAGAGTTGCAACTTCTGCAGGACCCCACTTAAAGGAACCAGCAAATGCACCTTCTGTTGTTGAAACAGCAGGCACAATAGTTGTTAAGTCAATTTCTGAAACATTTACACCAGGACTTACTTGGAATGCCATGGCTTAATTCTCCTTCATTAAGGTTTTGAAATGCTTGATTTGCATGTCATTATTTATAAAAAAGCGGCTTTCACCACGATCCTTCAATTTCATAAGGCGTAGCTGTTATCCAATCGTCCGACTTATATTTTTGCATATCATCTTCTGGATCATGTATACCATCTTGAAAGAATCCAAATGGTAACATTTCTTCTTCTATAGCCTTTTCGTTTGCTAGAAGTAAGTTCTTTCTTATATCTATATCAGTCATTTCTTTAAAGTATTCTTGACCTGTTAACCAAGCAAACAATACCAATGACATTACTAGATCATCATTGTATCCTTCTTCAGCTGCATAGCTTTGACCTCTTACAACAAATGCAGTAAGCTCTTTAAGTATTTCAAAATCATTGATCTTCAAACGATCATTTTCAATAATAGTCTTTAAACCTGCACAACCAACTCTCTTCAATTGTTTAGTTGTTCTAACACCCAACTGTTGAGACTTACCTCCAAAGCCAGCTGTCAATAATTGTCCAGCTCTACCTTTCCACTCAGCTGTTAGTATACCTTCGTACTCTAACTCATGATGTAGTATATCAGCAACTTGTTGTCCTATGTCATTAATTTCGACAAGTACGATAGCATCATTATACTTACGTGCAGCGTCATAAATAATAGAAGGATATAGCATAGGAGCAATAACATTGGATCTATACGTACATACAATTTCATAAGGCACAGTAGTACAATCAACAACAGTAAAAGCGCTATAATCATTTCCTATACCTCTTGAAGTATCAACACTAATTGCATATACATGACTTCTTTCTGTTTCTTTCCATATCTTCATGTTCTCATTTTGTGATATTGGTTCATGGAAAGTTAATGCTGCTAGCTTACTAGGATTGATAAGAGTGTTTGATGAACCAATAAAGTCACATTCAAACTCTTGTCTGAATTGTTCTTCACTAGTATTCTTGATTGTCTGTTCTTTCCACTCTTCATCTCTACCAGGTACAGCAGACCAATGAACTTGGATAGGAACGTATTCGTTTCTTCCTTCTTCTGCATCTACCCATAACTTGTAGAACAAGTTCATACCTTTTGGTGTAGATGTAATCATAACTCTTGATGTTCTACCAGATGAAATGGTAGGATAGACTGATGCAAAGAACTCTTCTTGTAGTTGTGAATCTACGAATGCAAACTCATCAAGATATACTAACGAAAATGAACCACCTCGTATAGCAGACGATGATGTTGAACTTGCAAGAACCTTACTTCCATTCTCTAACTCAAGACTACCTTTGTTCCATTCAACTAGTCCTTGTTGTAACCAATGAGGTAACCATTCATATGCCATTTGCAATCTACTCAATATCTCTCGAGCAGTGCTTGCTTTGTTAGCTAGTATTGCACAGTTGAATGATTCGTTGAATAAGATAAACCAAAGTATAACAGCAACCATTGTTGTTGTCTTACCAGACTGTCGAGGCATCTTACATATAGAGAAACGATTATGAACAACAGATTTCATTATGTCTAATTGAAAGTCATACAAATCTAGATTGACAACACCTTCATCAATGTTTACAATCTTCATATATGTACGACAAAAGTATTCAATATCCTTAGAACATCTTACGAGCTCTTGGATTTGTTCTTCTGTATAATCTAATGCAACTCCAGCTTTTTTGAGTCTGGGATTACCTAGATAAATTTCATTCGTCGATAATGCCACGTTCTTTCAACTTTGTTCTATTGTTAAGATGTTCAGATACAATCATATCTTTTGATTGTCCATGATACTTAACACCGTAGTTATCCGTGATCATTGCTTCTGCCATCATCATCCATTTGTTTGAAGGAGGATGGAACACTTCAAAGTCACCCAATAATCTACCAAACTTTCCTTTTCCATCCTTGTAAGATTTGAACTTAGTACAATTAGCAAGATACTTTACTACTTGATCTTTTGCTAATATACCATACTTCTTCTCTACAGGATCAGACGTTCTTGATTCTGGTGTATCAATTCCCATTATTCTGATACGTTGGTTTCTTAACCATACACCAAAACCTAAATCAATATCGATGTCAACAGTATCACCGTCAACTACTTTAACTAAATTAAAATTATATTCAAACATTCGTTGACTTATCCTTGTTTTGGTATATAATAAACTATGTGGCCCGGACAGATACTATTCCCATTTACTATTAATACCTTCTACCGCCCAGTCAGTATATGAATAGAGTTGTCCTTTTAAGTTATTTATAGTCTTTATAGATCGATCATTATTGACAACATCATAGATATCATCTGTTTTGCAAGAGTTAAATGTTGCATATGGACTAGAATAGTATGTTTCTCCAGTGGCCATATTCATATAATGATTGGTCTTATGGTTAAGTACTTCTCTATCAAACCATACCCATGCTTCTTGTGAGCTCTTCTTTGGCAACATCCATCTATCTAATTCTGGAAAATGTTTGACAAAGTATATTGCTTTGAGTATCTTATCCCAAGAGTGATTGTATATTCCACTCTCATGCCACATATCCAATTGCTCTTTCATATGATCATCCCACCATGAAGCATGAATGATTGGGTTGTCTTCAAAGAACTCAGTATCTTCTACTCCAACAACTGAGCATCCTAATCTTCTAAATCTTCTTAGTCCTTGTTCAAAGCATTGTATTGGCCAGTTCTCAACGTATCTGTTTATCACAGGCACACCAGTGCCCCATACGATAAAGTCATTCTTAGGATCAATTGCTTTATGATTAACTAATTCAGTTTCAGATACTGCATATGCTGGACAAGGAAACATATCTTGGAATGTATTTTGATAGTAATCTGACTTGACAAATTTAACAACATCTACATTTTGAATATACTCACAGGTAATAGGCATATTGTTTTGTAGATTGTGTATCTCATCATGATT